CAGCCACTCCTCGGACACCGTCGAGGATTCCGTCATCGGCGACACATACCGCACGCGTCTCGCGACGATGAAAACGTGGAGCGCATCGGGCGATCTCTACTGGGACGAGACCGACGCCGGCCAACTCCTGATCACCATCGGAAGCTCGGTCACGCTTAACCTCTACCCAGAGGGCGCGGACACCGGTGACCGATACTATTCTGGCGCGGCTATCGTGACGAAGTTTGATGTCTCGGCTTCGTTTGACGGCATCGTCGAGGGCTCAATTGCCTTCGAGGGCAACGGCACTCTAAGCACTCTCACGGCCAGCTAACGTCAGGAAAACACACACAACACATGGAAGCAATCGACCTCGTCAGAGAACACTTCGCCTCCCTCGGCACGCGCAAGATCGACGTGCCCGAGTGGAAGCTCGTCGTCCACGCATCGCCGGTCACGCTTGGCGAAAAGAACCGGCTTTATCGGCGCAGCAAAGAGAACGACATGGAGTTGCTCGTGGACATCTTGATAATGAAGGCGACGGACGAGCACGGCGCGAAGCTCTTCACCATCGAGCACAAGCCGACGCTCTTGAACAAGGCCGACAGCAACGTCGTCGGACGCATCGCCAATGCCATTCTGGCCGAAAACGGGCCGAGGGCGGACGACTTAAAAAACTGATTCACGGCGGAGAAGCTGCCGACTTCCTCGCCGTGTATGCTCTCGCAGATCGTCTCGGCAAATTCGCCCACGAAGTGCTCGCCATGCCAGCGCAGGAATTGAACGGCTGGCTTGTTTACATAGAGCACCAAAACCGGAAACTAAAGCATCATGGCTGAAGCTACATTTACACTTCGGGCGGTGGACTCGACGAGGGCTGCGTTTGCGAGCGTGCAAAACTCGCTTACGAAGATTCACTCGACGGCAAAAATCGTCTCGACCGGAATGGCGACTTTCTTCGGATTCTCTGCGGCAATAAGCGGAGCGCGAAGGCTGAACGCGGCAATGGAGGACGCGGAAAAGAACGCCAAGAAACTCGGTCTGTCGGCTGAAGATTTGGACGCCTTAACCGTAGCAACAAACTTCGTGGATGTCGCGATGATGAAGTTGCAGTCAACGATGGCAAAGGGCATAGGCGCTGTCGCGAGAGTGTTTTCGGGTGCAGATACCGGAGCAGACGCAGCTGCGGCACGCGCCACTCGCATTTCTACCGAGCTGGAAAAACTCAAAAAACAGGCCGATGACGTGCGTAATTCAATCGACATGATCGGAGCAACAGACTCTGTGAAATTTGCCGCAATCGGTGACGAAATCGCGAAGATCAATCGAGAGATAGAGCAAAGCGACAAGTCGGTTGACGCAGAGAAAAACGCAGAGCGCGGCGTGAGGATTGCCGAGCTGCAAAAGTCGAAGGCTGAAATGGCTTACGCCGCTTTTAAGTCAATGGACGAGGCTAAGATTGCAGTTACGAAAACGGATGCGGATTATGCGATGTCGCTACTTTCTGAAACGGAACAACAGAAGAAAAACAATGAAGCAATCGCGCAAAAGGAAGAGGCATTGGCCAGTCTCAAAGAGGCGCTGGGAGGAAACTATGTCGAGATAGACAAGACCAACCTAGGACCGCGCGACATAGCCATGATGGACGAAATGAAAAAAAAGCTCGGGGAATACAACGAACTCCTCGGCAAGCGTAAGGTTCTGGAAACCAACCTCCAAATCATCGCACGCAACGCTGGCAACATGATCGCATCGGGCTTCGAGGACGCAATTTTCAGCGGGCAAAAACTCGGCGAGGTCATCCGCTCACTCGGCATGGATTTAATGCGGATGGTTTTTAACCAGACCGTCACCGCACCTCTGGCGAAAGGAATCAGCAGCGCAATTCTCGCAGGCTTTCGCGCCGAGGGCGGACCCGTGAACGCAGGCGGGGCCTACATGGTCGGCGAACGCGGCCCCGAGCTATTCGTCCCCAGCTCCTCGGGCAGCATCGTGCCGAACGGCGCAATGGGCAGCAGCAGCGGCGGGGGCTCGGGCGGCGTCACGGTCAACTACAACATCGCCGCCGGCGTCTCGCGCGCCGAGCTGGTGCCAATCCTCGAACAAGAGCGGCGGCGGCTCAAGGCTGAGATTCCCGACATGGTGCGGCGCGGGGGCTCGTATCGCAGCGCGTTTGCTTGAGTTTCTCGACGCTTATGGCCATCTCCTATCCTCTCACCCCTCCCGCCGCCATTCGCATCGCTTCCTTGCGTTTCTCGGCCATCAGCGCGGTCGCCCGCAACATCTCGCCGTTCACCTTTTCGAGCCAGAGCTACAACTGGACCGGCACGATGCTCAGCGGTGACGTCGAGTGCCCGCCAATGAACCGCGCCGATGCCGAGGAACTCATCGGCTTCCTGATTATGGCGGCGCGCGGCACGTTTTATTTCCGCGACTACGCGAACGGGACGCAACGCGGCAATATGTCGAGCAACCCCAAGCTCGACGGGGCGCACGTCGCGAATACGACGACGATCACGATTGACGGCGGAAGCGGCTCGTGGGCCGTCGGCGATTACATCCAGCTCGGGACGGGCAGCAGCTCGAAGCTGCATAAAATCACAAAGGTGAACACGGCGACCTCCTACGAAATCTTCCCGCTCCTGCGCACCAACTACGCTGACGACGCCCCGATCGTTTACAGCAACGCCGTTGGCGTCTTTCGCCTCGGGACCACGACGTGCGATTGGTCAATCGACACGGCGAAAAAGTATGGGATGAACTTCTCGATCTTTGAGTCGATCACTACATGAGCCGCACGATTCCCGCTCCTCTCCTCGCCTCGACAACGGCGGCGCAGCTCAATCCATTCTTCGCAACGTCGCTGGATTTCGACGACGGCTCGGTGCGCTATTGGACCGGCTACGGCACGATCACGATCGGCGCCGTCACCTATGCCGGCCTCGGTGCGTTCTCCGCGATCTCGACCATCGAGGAAACTGAAGACCTGTCGGCGCGCGGGCTGAAGATCGACCTGACCGGAGTGCCCAACGATCTCGTCGCGGCGGCTCTCGATGAAGACTACCAAGGGCGCACGGCGGCGGTGCGATTCGGCACGCTGAACGCGGACACGGGCGCGGTCATCGACTCAATCACGGTCTTTTCTGGCCGGATGGACACGATGGTGATTTCCAACGACGGGAAACAAGCAACCATCGGCATCGCGGTCGAAAGCAAGCTCGTGGATTTTCAGCGCACGCGTGAAAGTCGCTACACGCACGAGGAGCAACTGCGCAGATACCCAGCCGACACGGGGCTCGAATACGTCGCGGGATTACAGGACAAGGTGATTTACTGGGGCAACGCTAACGCGACCGCGTTTCGCACGGGCGGAAGAGATGAACCCTTAAACGAAGAACCATAATGTTAGAGACATTCGCAATTTGGCTGGTAACGGAGGTTCTTGGCATCGCTGGTGGCTCAGCACTCGGAACCGCGCTGATCGTAGCCATCCCATACGTCGTCACCATCGGGCTGAGCATGGCCGCATCGCGCCTCCTCGCGCCAAAGATGCCGTCGATGGGCGATCTCAACGACCGCGGAATCATGACGCGCAGCCCGACGTCACCGCGCCAAATAATTTACGGGCAAGCGAAGGTGTCGGGCACAGTAGTTTTCCTCGCGACAAGCGGAGCGAAGAACGAGTATCTGCACATCGTCGTGACTCTGGCTGGTCACGAGGTCGAGGAAATCGGCAGCGTGTATTTTAACGAGGACGAGGTTTTAACCGGCAGCGGCGACGGTTACGCGACTGGCAAATACGCGGCTTCCGGTAGCTACACCGGCTCCCTGATTCACAAGCATCTCGGCTCGACGACGCAGACGGTGGACTCGACCTTGCAAACCGATTTTCCGGTGGACTGGGACTCGAACCATCGGCTGCAAGGCATCGCATACATCTACTGCAAGCTCACGTTCTCAAACGAAATTTTCGTCGGCGGCATCCCGAACATTTCGTGCATCGTCAAGGGCAAGAAGGTTTACAACCCGAGCACGCTTGCGACCGCTTACAGCGCGAACCCTGCGCTTTGCTTGCGCGACTACCTCACCGACGCCGACCTCGGGATGGGCATGGACGCGAGCGAGATTGACGACGCCTCCGTCATCGCCGCAGCCGATGTCTGCGACGGGCAAGTCCAGATCAAGCCGACGAGCCCCACGACCTACGAGAACCGTTACGAGTGCAACGGTCAGGCCGTCACGTCCTCGACGCCTGACTCGATCATCGGGCAAATCCTTTCCTCGATGGGCGGCACGATCGCTTACAGTGGTGGGCAAGTCGTGGTCTATGCGGCAGCGTACCGCTCGCCAACGGTCACGCTCGACGAGACACACATGGCCGGTGGCTTCACGGTCTCGACTCGCCTCAGCGCGCGCGACCGCGTCAACGCGGTCAAGGGCACGTTCATTTCCTCCGAGAACCAGTGGGCTGCGGCGGACTTCCCGCAGATCACAAGCGCGACCTACTTGGCTGCGGACGACGGCATTTATCATTGGCGCGACGTCATCTTGCCGTTTACGACGAGCAGCAGCGCGGCGCAGCGCATCGCACGCATCAACCTGCGGCAGGCGCGCGAGGAAATCATCTTCACCGCGAAGTTTAATCTCACCGCGATGCAGCTCCGCGCCGGCGACACGGTGAGCCTCACCAACGCAAACCTCGGGTGGTCTTCGAAGGTGTTTCAGGTCATCGCGTGGTCGCTCTCGAGTGACGGCACGCCGCCGACTCCCGTCATTGAACTCCAACTACGCGAGACGGCTGCG